TTTTCTTCGCTTTCTTTAATCTTTAAATTGCTGATAGCTTTTAAATCATGACGAAGCTTTACGATATGTGTTTCTTCTTCAATAATGATCTCGATATTAGAGAACCTTCCTCTAATGAAATTAACTTTATATTTAATGACCACACCATAAGTTTTAGTGATTGTTTCCATCAAATCTTCAATATTCATCAAAGTATCAGCATCATAATTAAAACTTCCTTCAATATCTGAATTAGAGGTAACAGTTAAAAATCTAAGGTTTTGTTTTGAATCACTATTACTTACAAACGCCTTTTTAATCGTGTCCGCTAAAAACTTACAAACATTACCAGTAAAAGAACTTACAGGAACTTTGATATTAAATATCTCTTTGAAATCGTTAAGCTGAACTTTGCTCGTCTTATCATCATTTAAAGTGATACCCTGAACGATGCCAATATAAGAAAGTTTCCCTTCTTTTAAAACGACGATATCGCCTACACTAGCTTTGATTTCTTCTTTGTTGACAGTGAAGTTTGATTTTTGTTTAACCACGCTATCAAGGACGATTTCAAATTCATTAGAAACATAGGCGTTATCTTTATATTTAAGTGTGATTCTATCTAAAAATATCAGTTTCATGTTAATTACCTAAATACCCTTCTATCATTGTTATGGAGCAACTAGGACTTCCTTGTGTATTAGGAACAAATGTTAGTTCATAAGTTCCATGCTCTAAAAAGATGAAATTATCACAAGAAAAATCCTGATACTCATATGCGTTAATTTTTTCATTATTTTCTTCTATTGTTATCTCTTGCCTACTTGGAAAGGCATCAACAACAATCGTGCAGTTATTAGACTCATAATAAATCTTGAGCTTACTTATTTCTATTCCGTCTTTTGTAACGATTACTTCAGGATTAGAAACCTCTCCTTTTATAGTGATTTTTAAAGGAGCTTTAGCATAACCATTATTAGTAAGCATCATCTTGCCTTTACTTGAAACGCTATATTTGTATGGATAAGTAAAAGGATAAATCTTACCTTCCTTTGAAACACTTATCGTTACTTCACTTATAACATCCTTATACCAATATGAGAGTCTTTTAAGTTTTAGTTCGCTTGTTAAAGTTCCACCACTAATTTCAGTCTTTGATAAACTTTCAACTTCTACATAAGAATACTTAGTATCGTCACTTGTGTAATAGAGCCTTAAATCATGAGAAGTCTCTAAAAACGACAAAAACCTTTTAAAACCTTGATATTTTCTTAAAAAAGCTAGATTAAAGACGATATCTTGCGTAGGTATTGTTTCATCGATTTTCTTATAGATATTATCAAAGTCAAAGTAAGTGTTAGTCTTTTGAAAACCTAGACCTGTAATAGAAGAAATAAGCGTCATGGAAGAATAGTCAAATCTATACTCTTCACCCAAATCATTAATAAGCCAAAATTTTCTCATAGATAACTACCTCCAAGCGCCTCGTTGATAGTGTCGACATCAAAAGTGCTAGAACTTGTATTAATAGTGACGTTATTCGTAGTTTGATTATTGACAGTGCTATTAGATGTATTTGTTTCGTTACTTGAGCTGGGAGTAAACCAGCCAACAACTGTGTCTATGATATCCATTAGCCAGCCGATTGTATGATCTAATATCCACTGAACACATTCGATAATTGCGTTAAGAATATCTAAAATTGGCTTTAATACGGCATATAACACTTCTAGCACTGGAGCGATTACTCTTTGAATAATCTCTGCTAGCATCGTAAAAAGTGGCATGAAAGCCTCGAGTATCTTACCTACTGCATCAAGTACAGCTTTAATAGGAAGTAACAAGACATTAAGTAAAGGAACTAAAAGATTGATTAAGTTTCCTATCACTTCCATTACAAGCTCAATGATAGGCATTAAAACTTCACCTACCGCTTCAACTATCATGAAAATTGGTTCAAGTATCTGCATTAAGATACTACCAAGCTCCATCAGGATATCCTTAAAGGTCTCTGTTTGAGTTAAAGCCATAATAAGTATGGCAATCAAAGCTCCTATTCCTAATGTAGCAGCACTTATTCCAGCACCTGCAAAAAAGCCACTAGTTCCAGTAGCGGTTAAAGCAGTCGATAAGCCTTTTACAATTGGAATGATAGTTGTAATGATTTTTATGACAGGCCCAATAGCAGCAACCAGTCCTATAACAACTAAAATCGTCTTTTTAGTCGTGTCATTCATGTTTGCTAGTTTATTTGCCCATTCACTAATCTTAGGAATGATTGAATCTTTAAGATAAGTTAAAAACTCTGTCATTATAGGGAGTAAGATCTGCGCTAGTTCTACTCCTAATGTTTGAAGCTCTTGTTTAACCTTATCTAGTTCATCATTAAACTTTGCAGAAGCCTCGACTTCTTCTTCAGTGATAACTCCTAACTCCTGACATTCATTTCTAAAGTTATCAATCTCAGTACTTGAGGCGCTTAAAAGTTGTTGTAAGTCAGTACCTATCTTTTCTCCAAAGATATCATTTGCAATTCCAACTCTTAAGGTTTCATCTTCTAAATTAGCTAAAGCGTTACGAATAATCTCAAAAGCCTGATCTACATTTTTACCTTTTAAATCATCATAGGTAATTCCTAGATTTGTTAAGGCTTCAGTTGCAGATGAGGTATTGCCGCTAGCTAAGTCACCAAGTAATGAATTAGTTTTAGTAAAGGCTTTTTGAAGTTGTTCATTATCTACTGCAAGCAGTTTTGCTACATAGTTCCACTCTTGAAGCGCCTCCACTGACATTCCAAGTTTCGAAGCTTGATCTCCTAGTTCATCAGCTGTTTCAGCGCTTTTAATAGATAACGTAGTTAAAGCCGTAACTGCGCCTAGAATTGGTGCTGTCACATACTTAGTAAGATTTAAACCAACTTTACTTAACTTATTTAAATTAGCATTTCCTAATTCATTAATTTTCTTAGTGGTATCTTCAAGTTGATTATTTAACTTATTAATATCAGCTTCAGTGTATTCAACATTTCTTCTAAGTTGATTAAATTCCTTTACGGAAATATCACCAATCTCAAGAGCTTTCTTTGCCTTTTCTAATTGTTCATTTTGGTTTTGAAGTTTCTTTTTCGTCTCTTCTAAAATCGAGTTAAGTGTTTCTTGTTTTTTCTTCCAAAGATCAAGATTAGTTGAATCATAGCGTAAAGAGGTATTAATAGCCTTTAGGTCTTTTTGTTGCTCTTTAAGATTAGCTTTGATATTAGTTAATTCATTTTGCAGGTCTTTTGCATCAAGTGTTAGTTTAATATTTAAGCCTCTTACTGTTTCAGCCATTTATTTACCTCCTTTCGCTATAAGAAAAAACTATCAATATCAGATTGATTCGCTCTTCTATTGGTTTCGCCTTTATAGAGTTCTTTTTCAATTTCAATAAGCTCTATATAGGTTCCAATATCAAAGTGCTTGGTGTCTTCAATTGATAGTCCTAGTTTTGCTATGTTAAAAATGATCGCAGAAGAAAAGGAATACTTATTGTCGAAAGGTATCTCCCTTATTTCCTCCTGCTTTCTTATCTGTTTTTAATAGCTCAACAATAGTGTTAGTTAAATTAGTTAAAAGAGATGCATCATTTAAAATAGAAAAGTCTAGTTTTTCTAAAAACCCTTTAAAAGTCTCATCTTCTTTAGGATTTGATAATACAAAGACAATTCTAAAAATGATCTCGATAACATTCGTGATGTTTTCTTCTTTTGTGTTCTCTAACTTCTTGATGTCATTAAAAAGCTCACTTCCAAAGCGTGACTTATAATCGATTAAAGAATATAGGCTGCTTCTTAAAATGAGCTTCTTATCTCCTAAAATTACTTCTTTTTCCATAGACTAACCCTCGATTGTAGGAAGCGTAACCTTATCAAAGAAAGCCTCATAATTTGAGTCACCTTTAGATGCGATGACTCTTAAGACTTCCTTATCATTAACTTCAATAGGACGAGCAGTGATAGTTAAAGACACACTGTTAGCCTCAATTGAATCTGCTTTTGATTTGGTAGCTTGTCCGACTGGTGTAGCTGTGCATAAGAAATACCAGACTCTTCTAGCTTTACTATCGCCTTGAATTTCATATCCTAAGGCAAAAGTCTTAACATCAGCGTTTACCACTTCAACTAAGTTATTGTTGCTATCTAGGGCATAACCAAAGATATCCTTTTTAAATTCATCGGAAAGTTCAGTAAGTTTAAGCGTGATAGTAGCCCCACTATTTGAAACAAGAGTATGAAAGATCTTATCATCTGCATAAACTTGTGTGGTCCCACCGACGAGTTCACTAGAAAACTCCTGTGCGCCTATCAGGTCTTTAGGTGTATCAAATGTCCAGGTATCTTCAGCAAAAGTAGCCAAAGCATAATGAACATTACGTAAGCCAAATGTGATTTTATTCGACATGTTTAAATTCCTCCATTTTTATTTCATAGATTGTTGAGATTGTATTGTTTTGATTTAAGTATTCGCTTGTAAGAGTAAAAGGCAGGTCGTTTGCTATAAAGATTTCTTCTAGTTTCATAGCTAGAACATCAGCTTCTTTTACATCGCTTGTAATTAAATTGATTTGATAAAGCGTTGTTCTAATACTTGCTAAATCATCAGAAAACTCTTTAAAAGTCGAGTTAATTTTTGAAAACACAATAATTGGTGTCTTTATCTCTTCTACATCCTTTGGTGAAAAAGATAAGTAATAAGAAGGCGTTACTTCATCTAAAATGCTTTTAAGTTTTGTTAGCTGCATTTTTAATCGCCTCCTTTATCTTTTCTTCCATCTTAGGTGCTTCCTTTTCATAACTCGGTCTTAAAAACGGCCTAGCTGAAACAAATCTGCCGCTTCGATGAACAAAACCAAACTCGATAAGATGGACAAGCCTTCCTTTACTTTTTGAGTAAATAGTAACGCTTTTGTTTACCTTCGTTCCTTCTTTAAGAGCAGTAAAGCTATCTTTTAAATGCTCATTTGAATTTCCTATCGGAGCAGTTTCTTTAATATCGCTTATGATGTCACTTGCCGTTTTATCTAAGATTTCATCTAGTTCTTTATCAAAATCAAGAGACTTTTCAATCAGCTCACTTATCTTTAAAGTGAAATCATCTAAACTAGCCACTTACCTTCCACCTTTAAATTCGTGCTTTCAAGAGTGAACTCAAGTAAATGCGAAAGCTCATAAGTCTTAATCACTTTATAGACCTTGCCATCAATTAAAATGTATCTCTCGCCTTGATATAAGAAGTTATTAATCCTGATAATTCTAGAAACCTTATAGCCACTTCTACTTGCTTCATAAAACTCACTTCTAGTGATATTAGTTGGAATAGCCATCATCTCTTTACTTGAAGTAATTTCAAATCTTTGTTTCCCATATTCAT